CCCGAAGCTCTAACATTGCAACTCATGAACGGAACAATCGAAATGGTGGTGATTTGCGCTCATGCCAAACGCATCGAGTACTTGGCCAAGACCCTTAAGCTTCTTTCAGAGCAGCGCCTCTTCACTAAGAAAATCAACATCTGGATTGACGAGGCCGACAACAGCATCAACTTGTGGTCAAAGTACCAAAAAGTGTTTGAAATGTCTTTCATCAACCAAGTGACCCTCGTGAGTGCAACGTTCGACGCCGTCGTCGCAAAATACAAAGAACTGCGCGTGTTGCCTTACTTGGAAACTCATCCTGATTGCTACGTTGGTCTCAGAGATGCGGTTCGAAAGGAGGACAACTTTGCCACTAGTTGCGCGGTTGAATACGTGAGGCACATTATCGATACTCAGTGCAATCTGACGAACCCCGGTATGCGTGCATTCATTCCTGGCGCAAATTCTACTGCGAGCCATGACGCGATTGCCGACCTTCTTCACAAAGAGCACGGGTTTGTCGTCATCATCATCAACGGCAAACGCAAAGAAATTCTGGTCCCAGGAAAAAGTGAACCGATTGATTTGAAGTGCTACCTCACTGTTCAAGAGAATGAAATACCGCAAGAGTTCAACGTGCAACTGGCAAAGCTCTACAAAGACAACAACTGGTCCCGTTTTCCTTTTGCGATTACCGGCTACGCATGTGTTCAGCGTGGTGTGACATTTCAATGCGCTCCGAAAGAAGGCGTGCATGACGGCTTCCTCTTTGACTACGGCATCATTCCTCCCAATATCAAATGTGCCGCCGAAGCGTATCAGACAATGGCGCGTTTGTTTGGAAACATTGGTAACATTCCAGAATACACCCCGGTTGAAATCTTCACAAATGAGCGCTCTTTTATGCGCGTCGAGAAGCAAGAAGAGACTGCCCGAAACATCGCACGGATTGTCGCCGAACAAGGTTTGGAAGTTGTCACCAAGATGGACCTGAAAGCTGCCCAGAATTTCGAGGTTGACTCAAAGTATCACCTTCATACCGAGGAGTTCACCACGTTCAATGATGCTGTTAAATTCATGCGTGGTTTGGGCGCTCAAGGAAAGACAGAGAAATCCTTGGAGAGAAATGATGCCGGTTTCATTCTGTGTTCGACTACCGGCAATAAAGATGTTCTCAGCTACTGGAATGTCAAGAAGGAACTGGCTGCATGGTCAAAGACATCTCAATTTGATGTCAAGAAAAAAGAAATTGAAAAACCAGCAGGCCGCTTGTACATCTGCTACAGAGACACCAGTGATGCTTCATCGGTTGTCTTCATTCCACGTGTGTTGGTGCCGGTAATGTAAATATATGGTTTGTATGGTTTGTATGGTTTGTATTGTGTGTATTGTGTGTATTGTGTGTATGTGTTTTAAACCAAAAATAGAAAAAAATAGAAAAAAAACAAAAATAAAATAATGTGTGTATTTGTTCTAACACTTTTTTATTCATAATGTATATTCTGTTGAATTATGCTACACCGTCTTTACCTCTGCCGCTGCTACTGCGGCCGTATTCACTGTATCGGTAACATAAAATGATAACAATCTTGCACTTGGGTCGAGGATGCCATCGCAAAAAGGGTGCCTCCAGTAATAGGGGATAGTATCACCGCGACCTTCATATAATGTCTCATATGTTCGACGATAAAAAAAACTTTCTTTGTCGTATGGTGGATTATGAAGCGAAAACAAATGGTTATTTTTGTTATTGTATTCTTTATCAGTTATGACGCGTTCGGAATATTCTTTGACCATTTGGACCCATGTTCGCCCATCTGCAGAACTGACCCCATCGCTGAATGCTTCTTTTCGCCTCCATAAAACATCATCTGGAAGCAAACCCTCTCCCTGAAACGCTTTACGTAGAAGATACTTTTCCATTCTCTCATCATTGAACCGCTTAAATTGTGCAGGAATACGCATAACATACGTTAGAAACTCTTTGTCTGCAAATGGCACCCGTGCCTCCAATCCAGCACCGCTGATGCTTTTATCCGAACGTAGGAGGTCGAAAAAACGGACATCGCGAATCATCCGCTCGTTTTCTCTTTGAAAATCCGTATCAGATGGTGCTTTCAAGAACCCCCGATATGAACCAAATATCTCATCCGACATATCGCCACAATAAATGACAACGTCATCGCTTTGTTGTTGAATATATTTACTGACGAGGTAGTTGCCGACAGAAGCGCGAATAGTAGTTGTACAGTAACTTTCTGTTTGATAAATCGTATCATAAATTGAGTCTATAAAATCGGCCTCTTTTAAAGAAACCTCGTGATGACATGTACCCAAATATTCAGCAACTCGACGTGCCCAATACAAATCCACTGAACCTTCCAGACCAATACTGTATGTATTCAGTACGGTTTCTGGTGATGTACGCTTCAATTCTCTTGCAACAATTGCGGTGACAAGTGAACTATCCAACCCACCAGACAATAAGCACCCAACTGGTCTTTCGCTCATCAAGCGTTTCACGACAGCATTCGTAAATAGGTTACGAATATTTGTGATTATTTCTTCTTCAGCTATACTGTCATCAGAACTAAGATTATCTAATACTGGATACGAATAATTCACTTGTATTTCTTTAAGTTGGTACTCGAACAATGAAGAAGTGTTTGTTTTTTTCAAAGTATCGCCTGATTTGTATGAAATATACGCATAATCATAATACGTTCGGAAAACAGCACTTCCATCTGTGCTATCTTCTCCGCTATACTCCATATAAGAACCAGATGGAAACTGAACAACTGTATCACACAATGCATGTATTGATTTAAGCTCACTCGCAATACATAATCCGTAATGGTCCGGGTTCAAAGATAGACATACTAGGTCAGAATACTCACTACCGAAGTTCCCGTCATGGCGAGATACTCCGATAAAGAGCGAACGCACACCAACAGGGTCACGGGCAACATAAGTAACGCAATTTTCATAGTCATGTAGGACAAATCCGAAAACACCATCTAAGCGACGAATCATTTCATGAAATCCGATTATACGGTACAAGTGAATGATAATTTCACAATCTGAACCACTTTTATATTCACTTTCAAGGTTGAACTCTTGAATAAGAGAACGAAAGTTGTAAATTTCACCATTGCAAATCAACCGACAGTTTTTCAGATGAAATGGCTGGTCGGCCGCATGGTCCATTCCATTAATAGATAAACGATGAAATCCCCAAGCCCGTGTATCGTCTTTCATAAAAACAGATTTGTCGGGACCGCGATGAGATGATATTATAAAATTTTCTTGCAATGTTTTTAATTGAGCGAGTGATAATTGTGCAAGAGTTTGAAAATAGAAAATGCCACACATTTAATCTCGGTAATAATGAATAGAAAATAGATACCTAAGTTTTAACTTTGGGAATAGATACATAATAATAAAGAGTTGTGTTTATATATCATTCATTATATTTTCATACTATTATATAAAGTAACGACATAGACATACAAACATGGAATTTTATGGAGTTATAAATGGTGCATATTCAAATCATCATGACCGTTTGGGTGAGATTAATTCACGCATATCGGAGAGAAATATACCGTCGACGGCACTTCGTCCAGCATTCAATGTACGTCCGATTTCATCAAAATATGCAATGATGCCAATTTTAGAAACACGACCTGTACCAACGGTCCAAATACAGCCTTACCAACATTTTACGACCGAGACTGTTTTTAATCCTGGAAATGCAAAGGCGCCATGGTGTGGATGGGCAGAACGCGTTAATGTGGAATCATCTCTCCGCAATCAGTATTTCGCATTGCAGCGTAATGACCGTGCAGTGTATGTTCCAAATTCGGATAGCGACTTGTATAATGTAACGGTCGTATCCCGCGATGTTGAACAACCCAACCCATATTTGTTTAATAATGGCGCGACGAATTTTGAGCCTATGAACCCCAATCCTCATAATTTAGGCAAACTAACATTTGATAATTCAACTCGTTTTCAGCTTAGAACCTTGGATTGTACTTATGATGGATTTTGCACTGGAGAAGGTGGTCCAGTGATGGAACCAGCTACGAATTATATACCGAAGGAACAGTTAGATAAGAAGCTCAAAGAGAATGAACAGCAAAAGTTGGTGGCACATATTTCAGAAGGATTTTCGAGTAGAAGGTCTTCATCTGAAAGTATGTCGGAACTCAAAAAGTCGCATAATTTTGCGCCGTTTATTCCGAGAGCAACGGCGACATCAAATGCGAAGGAACAATTAGCAATGCGGTCATGATAAGAATACGAATACGAAATGATGCAACTCAGGGTATAAAAACAACTTTATATTATCATTAATATAACAATATATGGTAAATTATTGTTCTATTATAATTTATCATTCAGTACGTAAATGGCTCGCCAAGACGAACCACAACATCGACCTAACGATAATTGCGGAACCCGCGGGTGGAATGAATTCAATGAGCTAACATTATCGGTAATGGCCAATCGAACAAAATATGATAAATGTAAAAAAACATTGGCAAATACATCTGATGCAATTAATGAGGTATTTCGAAAAGAGAAAATGTATTATAAAGAACGAATATTGAATATGACCCGTGATTTGTTTCATGAGCAATGTGAAAATGAAACAATTAATGACGCTCATCGCGACTATTTGAAGTCGTGTATAGAGTATTTAAAATGGAATGATATTACAGATATGGTAGATAGTGATAAACGAAATGAAGAACGAAATGACGAAACTGATAAAGAAAAACATAGCGAACCGGATATTATGTTTCATGCAAGAGATGAATTACAAAGAAAAATACAGGAAAGCGTCAATGATAATGATAAAGACAATACGATAAATGATGATGATGATGATGATGATGATGAAATGAAAGACGAACAAATGTTACAAAATGAAATGGTCATAACATCGCCAAGTTTACATAAGGATATTATGTCAATTGCAAATAAAATGTGCATACGAAAAAAAACAATTGATGAATTTATTGTATTGAAGCCAGCAGCGAAAGAAAGCGATAAAGATATAAATGCGCGATTACCAAAAGTCCGCGATTACCATAGTGAAATTATGAAACGGGCAATTTCGAAATTATGAAATGACCCACGATAAACTTCGTGACCTCGTGTTACGTAGATTGTGAAACTATCATTAATACCGTATCCACGGTATCTCTTGTGTATTCATGGTCGTGATATGCGATTGTATTTGCGTCGTCGGTTACTGCGCAGTTTAAACCTACAGGTGAAAACCAAAAGTAGCGAGAGGGTATCAGCATGAATGCTTTGTAACCATTTGTAGTTTCACTCGATGTGTCATCGAAAATAATGTCTTCAATGTCATAAAACGACGAGCCTTCGCTGAACGCTTTCTCTCGAAACTCGTCGTTTGAAATGACGGCCCCAATAATGTCGTCTTGAATGTAGTAGTCGTGTTTCCTTGACGGAATAATCATTGTCATTACATAATTCGATACATTTTCATTGATGAATGTAGTATATATTGTCTGTATCGGATTTTTGGGTGGTGGGAATGAAAATTCCATATTAATTGCTGAACCGACCGATGGTTCCGTATCGTACGCAGTTTCTTCTTCATTTGAGACCTGGTTTGAGATAATTGTATAAACATAAAACATGCGGCTTTTTTGATCATAAAGTATATAGGAAGTTTTGTAATGCTGTTTTAGGCTTATATTGTAAATACCAATTCGGTATATATATTTTGAAATTGGAGATGTAGGATTTATGCATTTGTGCACGCGGGCCTTTTTATTGGCGTTTGATTGCGTGTCGTGTTCGTTATGTGATGTTGGGGTTTCAAACACGGACATATCGGCACTGTCTGCACTATCATCATATTCTAACAACGATGCTAATGTTTCAGCCGCATCGAGTACTTCTTCGGATGCGGATGCGGAAGATTTATTTTGACGTCTGGTGGTACCTTTCTTCTTGTTGTTATTTATATTTTCAGGTTTGTTTCGTGGAGAATATACCTTATACGTGCGTGTGCTTGCTTCAAGAAACGATGGCGTTACAATTGTTACCCTACTGCGCCTGGAACCACTCTTACATCCGTTCGATGCTGTAATATGAATATCCGTATCTTCGATATTTTCATTGACTGATGCAACATCTTCTTCATAATGCTTGACATGCTGCTGCTTCTGATACGAGCGAGTTTTCACGACCATAATGGCAAATAATAATACGTTACGAAATAGGGTTTGGCGCTATACATTTGTATAAAAAAAATATAAACGCTTCAATTTTTTATGACATAATAGTATAAGTTTAGTATTACAATTATTATTTACACCAACCGAAAATGGAAAGTGATAATGCAAAGAACGAAAAAGGTACAATCCAGGGTAGTAAAGACAATAAATTCAAGTGGATAAGTTGCGCACCGAGAGATGAAACTGACCCGAATATACAAGAAACAAAGGATTATTCATGCTATTCATCAAAATCTCTCGACAAACTGAAATCACTTTGGAATAAACGTCATCCGGATCAGAAAATCGTAGATACAGACCCGCGCGCAATATGGAGCGCTCTTAAAAACAATATGAACCGCGTATGTCATCAAGAAGCATGTTGGTTACGTCAAGGATTTGCATCGTCCGGAATGGATAAAGAAATGTTGCACTATACATTTGCGCCTCAGGCCCCGAAAGAGTGGAAAAAAGATATACATGAGTGGTTGTCGAGTATAGATATCGCAAATTCTCTCAAACAATATGAGCACGCAAATCCATCGTTTTTGTTTATTGGACCATCTCCGGTAGATTTTGATGAAATTTTGGAAGATGGACAATGTGTATGGAACGAACTGTGTAAATTTGATATTATGAAACATGTGAAAAATGGAAAACATAAGATAGGTATAGTATTTAATACAGATCCGCATGATAAGCCAGGGGAGCATTGGGTAAGTATGTTTATCGATGTTCGCGCGAGGGTGATTTTCTTCTTTGATAGTACTGGCGACCGACCGCAAAGACGCCTGCGCAAATTTATGAAGATGGTACGCGAACAAGGGGAAGCCAATAACATTCAGTTTAAAGAATACATTAATACAGTTAATCACCAGAAAAACGATTCAGAATGCGGTGTATATTGTATTTTTATGATTGTTCATATGCTGCTTGG